AAGCCAGAAATAGCTGCCAAGGTAGCAATATGGTATTGGAAGAACAGAGTTAAACCTAATGTAGATGATTTTAAAGATGTTAAGGGTGTAACCAAACCAATCAATCCAGGGTTAAAAGGATTAGAAGATAGGAAAGAAAAATATCAAGCGTATAAGGTAGCCGTCAAATGAGAGCTCGAGAAATATTACCAGAAAAGTGGAGTACAAAATATAAACGCTCTATAAATTGTTCTAATCCTAAAGGATTTAGTCAAAAGGCGCACTGTGCTGGCCGTAAGAAAAATGAAAGCAGCAGCGAAGAAGAAGTTTATAGCAAAGAAAATAACTGGGGATTATCTTCAGAAGATGCCGAGCATTTGCTTCATCAACTAGATGATCCTGAATACAATATAACTAGAGAGTTCGATGATTATCCCGGATTTGAATATATGTATGAATATTACACTCAGCATTTTTCCGGAGGACAATATTTTTACGATATTCTCAAAGATGCATTAGAAGATATTAAAGACGGATATCTTGAAATAGACAAAGATGTTGACGAGGGTTGGAAAAGCAAAATGGCCGGTGCTGCGTTAGCTGCTGCCAATTTATTAGGAAGTCCTGCCCAGGCTACAGAAGAACCAGTCAAACCTATCACTATTGCCTACGTGATGATTGACGGTGAAATGAGAAAATATAATCTTGGTGATAGATTTTCTGATGCTAGAGAAGCAGAAAAATTTATCAGCGGAGTCTTGGACAAGCAAGGTTTACAAGGATATCAATTAGAAATTAAACATGGATATCCTAAAAAGAAAGATGGTGAAAAATGAGAGCCAAAGAGTTTGTTACGGAAAGAATGAAAACTACATGGGTTCGACCGTGGATATCTTCTGCTGTGACAAAAATTGGTAATTATAAAAATGATTTAGAATGGTACAATAAGTTTTTTAAAAATTTAAATGCCAGCCAAGAACTTAAACAATGGGCTGAACAGGCTCTAAATCGTCCGTTAACAATCAAGCCAAAGTTATTAGATCAACCTAATAATCCATTGGCTGCTATAGAAGCAGATCACGAAATTAGCGGCGATCCAATTAAGCATACAATTACCATAGAAGTTAATGTAGCACATGCGCCTACAGATGAAAAAACTGCTGTTAATTTCATAGACAGACTTAGTTCTTTATTAATACACGAATTAAATCATGCTAGCCAGCGTAGTGGACAAATTAAAAAATCCAAAGACGATGACAGTGTTTATGATATTGAAACAGATGTTTGGAAAAAGACTCCTCCAAAAGCATTAACTAAACGAGACGAGTATTATCTGTATATGTTAAACAATATGGAGCGAGATGCTTGGATCAGTCAAATTGCCAACGATATATACAACAAACTTGGAAAAGATAGTTTAGGCAATTTAAACAACATACTAAAACAGTCACAGCGTGAAGATTATGCAGTAATTGGTAGCAAAATAGTACAAGTTCCAAATTTAAAAGCGTTATGGGATGCTATTAACTATTATGGTAGATTTTTAAAATACAGCAAAGAAGATACGTGGAATAAGGTTAAAAAAGAACTATATAGCTATCTATCCAAATACGGTAAATAATATATTATGAAAATTAAAGAGATACTCGAGTCTGCTACGGCTGGTGCAACTTCCGCAGGAAGTATTGCTACTGTACCAAACCCGCATATTAGCCCTGGTAAAGCTAGGGGTAAAAAAAGTTATTTGGGTAATCCCTGGGGCGGAATCAGTGGTACTAAAGCACCCCCTCAACCCAAAGTAAAACAGTTAAAAAATAAAGACGGAACAGCCAAAAATGCACTAGATCAAAGCACTAGTTTATTTGGTGAAGGCAATTACGTCAAAAGATAAATACACTATACGCCTTTAAACGAACAACGGAGATTTAAATGGATTTTTACAAAATTTTACAAAAGTTCAACGACATTGACCCTGTAAAAACAGAGAGCAAGTCTGTTGCAACTGAACCAACAGTAGCTAAAAAAGTTGCATTAGCAGAAGATGCTCAACTAAGAGTATTAGCTGGTGTTAGCACAATCCTTGAAGAAGGACGCAGAATTAGCGATAGACAAGATGTTGCCGAAGCTAAGAAAAAGAATGAATACGCAATTGGTATGGCTGCTGCTAAAAAAGAAGCAGGAATGGGTGATAAACCAGCAACTGGTTTACCTAAGAAAGTAGTTAAAAAAGGTCACGAAATTGCCAAAGCAATCAAGCGTGACGAAAGCGTTGAAGTTGAAGGCGAGCAACTAGACGAAATGTTTAATGATGAAGATCCAGTAGGCACTAAGAAAAAAACATCTTCTGGTACTGCTACCAAGACTGACAAAGGTCTTAAGCACGAAAGAAAGTATGGTAAAGATACCGATGAAGAAGAAGAAGATGACGATAAACCAGCTAAAAAGAAAACTAAAGAATCTTTCCGTTCTAAATTTGAAGCAATGGTAGAAGCCAAAAAAGACGATGCTGATATGAAAGTTGGTGATAAGAAAAAATCATCGACTGGTGGCACTATTGAAAAAACCAAGACTGGTGTTAAGCACACAGCTGGTAAAAACTACAGTGGTAAGGCTGCAGAAAAAGAAGTCAAGGAAGGTGCTAAGCCAGACGCTAACAAAGACGGCATTCCGGATTACGCACAAGACGGAAAAGGTCCTAAGGACCTAGGAAAAGGTAAAACACCTGCTGCCAAAGACGGCGGTGACAAGAAAGATGGCAAGAAAGGTATGTCGGCCAAACAAGAGAAATACTTTGGCAAAAAGAATGAGTCTACACAAGTTACTAAAAAAGTAGTTGCTGAAAGTGTACAACAAAAATACACATTCAAGCAGTGCTTACAATTAGTTAAAGAAAGTGGCGGCCAACAACAAATTGATCCAGTTGACACAGCATTGTGGAAATGGGCTCAAAGAGTTGCTGTATCTAAAGTGCAAGAAGGTGCAGCACGTGAAGCGATGGCAGCATTTGTATATGAAAGAATGGGCGGTGAGTTTACACTCTACGACGTTCTATCAGAAACAAAATAATCATTTATTTGATAATAAAAAGCCAGTCCTGAGTTGACTGGCTTTTTTATTGACTATATAATTGTCCTATAAGGAGAATATTATATGGCAAAAATGTATGGTCCTGAAGAACGGGCTAAACTAGAACGTCTCATTAACGAAGGTTCAAATGTTCTACGCGAAGTAGAAGATCTTCAAGAAGGCTTAAAAGAAACTGTCAAAGCAGTTGCAGAAGAACTACAAGTCAAGCCAAGCATTATTAACAAAGCAATCAAAATAGCACATAAAGACAATTGGAAATCTCATGAAGAAGAATGGGATGAAATTGAAATGATTCTCGGTGTTACTAAAAACTTACCCGAGAAAGACTAATGATTAATGATTTATTTAGACCCACTTTAGAATGGATTAAGGATGATTGGCAATCCAACCCTGCTCGTTTTATTGTGGAGTTTTTTGCTTGGGGTATTAGCATTGGCTGCTCGATTACCATGGCTCTCACAGTACCCAATCCGCCGTTACTTATACTTTACCCTATTTGGATCACTGGTTGTGCTATGTATGCTTGGGCTGCTTATACTCGGAAATCTTTTGGGATGCTTGCTAACTACATGCTCCTTGTAACTATTGATGCATTTGGATTGATTAGAATGCTAATTCAATAATGTTATCTGTATTTTTAGAAATAATTTTTAATTGGATAATCATGGGTATGGTCCTAGCTACAGTCATGGCTGGGTGTTTATATTTTGCAATTTTATGCGAAAAAATTGTTGACTATTTGTTTAGTCACTAAATATCCAGTACAGGGTTTAATCAGCCATAAATGATTACGTTGGTGTTTGCAAGCCAAAAATTGCATAGGAGAAAAATTTGAGTTACGTTGACGCATTCTACGACCGCGATAATGATATTATCAACGTTGTTGAACGTGACGATAAGGGTAATCGTCACTATAAAGAACATCCCGCAAAACATATTTTCTATTATCAAGACGCTCGTGGAAAATATAAATCAATTTACGGCGAACCTCTAACCAGAGTTAATTGCCGCAACATTAAAGACTTACATAAAGAATTAAAAATATACGGTAGTAAAAAACTGTATGAATCGGATATTAATCCAATATTTAGATGTCTTGAAGAAAATTATCTTAATGTAGATTCTCCAAAACTTAATGTTTGTTTCTTTGACATTGAAGTAGACTTTGACCCAGAACGTGGTTATGCTGCGCCAGATGACGCATTTATGCCAATTACTGCAATCACACTACATCTACAATGGTTAGATAGTCTTATTACTCTAGCTATTCCCCCCAAAAGTATTTCAATGGTGCAGGCTAAAGAAAGTGTTAAGGACTTTCCTAATACGTTTTTGTTTGACAATGAAGCTGATCTTTTAGATACATTTTTAAATCTCATAGACGATGCTGATGTTTTAAGTGGATGGAATAGTGAAGGGTTTGATATTCCATATACCGTTAATCGTGTTACTAAAGTATTGAGTAAAGATGACACAAGACGCTTTTGTCTGTGGAATCAATATCCTAAAAAACGAGAATATGAAAAGTTTGGTAAGACCGCAGTAACTTACGACTTTTATGGACGGGTACACCTTGACAGTCTTGAATTATATCGCAAGTACACATACGAAGAACGACATACGTATAGACTAGATGCCATTGCTGAGACAGAAATTGACGAGCGTAAGACTGTATACGAAGGCACATTAGATCAATTATACAACGAAGACTTTCGCAAGTTTGTTGAATATAATAGACAAGATACTGCACTATTAGATAAACTCGATAAAAAATTAAAATTTCTTGATCTTGCAAATAAAATTGCACATGAAAATACTGTTTTGTTACAAACAACTATGGGTGCCGTAGCTGTTACAGAGCAGGCTATTATTAACGAAGCACATCGCAGAGGCATGCAGGTTCCTAATCGCATTAGACGTGAACCAGGTAGTGATCCTGCGGCAGGTGCATATGTTGCTTATCCTAAGAAAGGTATTCATGAGTGGATTGGTTCTCTTGATATTAACAGTCTTTATCCTAGTGCTATTCGCGCCTTAAACATGGGACCAGAAACCATTGTTGGACAATTACGTCCAGATGGTACTAAAGCATACATAGATGCAGAGATGGACAAGGGCAAATCCTTTGCCAGTGCATGGGAAGGTATATTTGGTTCATTGGAGTATACTGCTGTAATGAATCAAGAAGTTGGTCGTGAAATAACTATTGATTGGGCCAACGGAAGTAGTGATGCATTAAGTGCAGCACAAATTTACGAATTGATCTTTAACAGTCATCAACCGTGGGTGATATCAGCTAACGGCACTATTTTTAGTTATGAACACGAAGGTATTATACCAGGACTACTTGCACGTTGGTATAAAGAACGTAAAGAAATGCAGGCAAAATTAAAAGAATGTATACAGGCGGGAAATAAAATTGAAGAAGAATATTGGGATAAACGTCAACTGGTTAAGAAAATTAACCTTAATAGCTTATATGGTGCTATTCTTAATCCTGGTTGTAGGTTTTTTGATCCTCGTATCGGCCAATCCACAACTCTTACTGGACGGCAAATTGCCAAGCACATGGCTAGTAAGGTAAATGAAATAGTCACCGGCGAATACAATCACGTAGGTAAAGCAATTATCTATGGCGATACTGACTCGTGTTATTTTTCAGCATACAATACTTTGAAAAAAGAAATAGAAAAAGGTGCTATACCGTGGACTAAAGAAACTGTAGTACAGCTTTATGATCAAATTGGTGATGAAGTTAACGATACGTTTATTAAATTTATGCAAGATGCTTTTCATTGCCCAAAAACTAGAGGTGATGTAATTAAAGCAGGCAGAGAAATTGTTGCCAGTAAAGGATTGTTCATTACCAAAAAACGCTATGCCGTATTATATTATGACAAAGAAGGCAAACGTTCAGACATAAATGGTAAGCCGGGTAAAATCAAAGCCATGGGATTGGATCTTAAACGTTCGGACACTCCTGTAGTAATCCAAGACTTTTTAACAGAAGTGTTAACTAAAGTTCTTAATGGTATTCCTAAAGAAGAAATTCTAGAATATATTACATCGTTTAGAACTGAATTTAAAACTAGACCCGGATGGGAGAAAGGATCACCAAAACGTGCAAACAACATTACAGAATATGCCAATAAAGAGAAGAAGCTTGGCAAGGCAAATCTTCCTGGTCATGTTAGAGCAAGCCTTAATTGGAACACGCTCAAAAGAATGTTCGACGACAAATACTCAATGAACATTGTAGACGGGTCTAAAGTCATTGTGTGTAAAGTCAAAGACAATCCCATGGGATATACATCAGTAGCATATCCTGTAGATGAACTTAGACTTCCTCAATGGTTTAAAGACTTACCTTTCAACGATGCTGAAATGGAAAATTCAGTTATCGACGAAAAATTAGAAAACCTTATTGGTGTTTTGGAATGGGACATCAGTTCAACAAGGTCGGATAATACATTCAACAAATTGTTTGATTTTGAATGATTTCTAGGTTGATTTTCATTCTTGATCTAAATATAATCTTAATATACATGGAGACTCTCTAAATGAAAGACATTTTACAAGACATTGTAAGCCACACACAGAACCTTGGCTTTTTAACCACAGTCAAAGTTACAGGTGCAGAAGATAAAACTGAAATCTTCTCAATGGCTGATGACAAATCAGTTATTATGACAGCCGAAACTGCTAATCCATATCCAGACATGATTGGTACATTTGGCATGCCGCAACTTAACAAACTCAAATATTTGTTAGACGGTAGCGAATATAAGGACGATGCTAAGATCAGTATTACTACAGCAGAACGCAACGGCGAAACTATTCCGGTTGGTATTCACTTTGAAAACAAAGACAGTGATTTTAAAAACGATTATCGTTTTATGAATCAAGAAATCATCAATGAAAAGATGAAGACTGTCAAGTTCCGCGGAGTTAAGTGGGATGTTGAGATTGAGCCTAGCGTAGCAGGTATTCAAAGATTTAACTTTCAAGCTGGTGCTAATCCAGAACATCCAACATTCTTAGCAAAAACAGATGGCGGCAATCTAAAGTTTATTTTTGGCGATTCTGCAACACACGGCGGTGAGTTTGTATTTGCACAGAATGTTGCAGGTAAATTAGATCGCGGTTGGACATGGCCAGTTGGTCCTATTCTAAGTATTCTTAAAATTGCCGACAGCAATAACACCCAGATGAGTTTAAGTAATGAAGGTGCTATTCAAATTACACTTGATAGCGGTCTTGCATCTTACAAATATATCATTCCTGCAAAGGCAGTTTAATGATTAAAAACATACACGCTTCTGGGCGGTATATACAGGTTACTGGCGGAGACGCCAGTACCTATGTTAACAACTACTCTGGTTCACAGGGTGTTGGTAATCTGCGATATAATATTTCTAATCAACAAATGGAAGTCTACGACGGAAACAACTGGATGATGTTGAATATGAGTCATGCCAGTGTTGGACTAAACAGCGAGGCTGAATCTTTACTTGACTGGGCTCGTCAGAAACGTGATGAAGAATTGGCTTGGGAATCATTGGCAGAATCTAATAAAGCTGTTAAAATAGCATTAGAAAATTTAGAAACAGCACGTCAACAATTAAACATCACTGCCAAGCTAGCGAGAGAATATGAAGAATTGGCGTGATGCTGATCACAAAGTATCCTATTATTATGAAAATGATACAGGAAGAATTATTGGACAGGTTTATAATCTGGCCCATACTAACATCTACGGAGCAAAAGTAGTCAGCGAATTTAACGAAGAAAAATATTTAGGCCAGTATATTAACGAAACATTTGCTAAACAGGCTATAGAATATTTCTGGAATTTACAAGAGAGAACACTAACACATGAAACAACCAGTTGATTTAACCCCATTACAAAAAGACTATGCAGTATATTTGCCTGCCATTAGTTCTTTTTACTCTACATATATAGATAAGCAAAGAAAAGAAGAATTTGTTTCTAAAGAACGTATTCCTGTAGGATTTGATCGCGGTATTGAAGGCATGAACTTTCTAAATCCCGAACAAGGTTATTTTTATTACAAGTACGGTCTGTATTCAGCAGGTCATGCACAATTAGACATTGAAAAGAGTCTAAATCAAGAACTAATGATACAACAAAGAGATCGTAGCAAAACTATGATTTTAGGAGATTCAGGCGGTTATCAGATTGGTAAAGGCGTTATTAAATTTGACTGGTCAGATTTTGAAGGTGAAAAAGCCAACAAAGTTCGTGAAAAAATCCTAACTTGGTTAGACGTTACTGCTGATTGGGCCATGATGTTAGACGTTCCGACCTGGGCCTGTGATCACATTCATCAACCCAAAACTGGTCTTAAAGATTTTCAAGACTGCCTTGATAAAACACGTTTTAACAACGAATATTTTATTAAAAAACGTCTTGGTGTTAAAGACGGCGGAACAAAATTATTAAACGTTTTACAAGGTTCAAACTGGGAAAACGCAGAAGCGTGGTACCAGGGTGTAAAAGAGTTTTCCGATACTAGCAAATACGGAGACAAAGCAGCAGAAGGATGGGCTATGGGCGGTGCCAATATGTGCAAGATGCCCGTAACTCTTAAACGTCTTATTACCATGAAGTTTGACGGTATGTTAGAAGGCAAAGATTGGATGCACTTCTTAGGTACTGCTCAATTAGATTGGAGTTGTTATCTTACCTCTATTCAAAGGCAAATTAGAAAACATGTTAACGAAAACTTTACCATTTCTTTTGACTGCGCATCACCCTTCATTGCAACAGCGCACGGACTTGTCTATACCAATGCCCAACACACTCCCAAGCGATGGTCGGTCATTATGGACAAAGCGCCAGATACCAAGACTCTTTCAGAATCCAATTTCCCGTTCCCGTTTGAGTCAGAAGTTGGACGACGTCTAACAATGGGAGATATTTGTTATTATGATTCAGGTGTACTTAAATCTGAAGATGAATTAGGCTTAGATCCAAAAACTGGAAAACCTATAACATTAGATACTACAAATCCAAATCACTATCATATAGTTCCTAACCGCCTAAATAAGCTTGGAAAAATTCCAAGAAAAACTAGTTGGGATTCATTTGCGTATGCTCTTATGATGAGTCACAATGTGTATTGTCATATTGCCGCTGTTCAACGTGCAAATCAATTAATGGATATTGAATTATACAATAAACCAAGAATGCCTTGGAGAACTTATAAAGCTAAAATGAAAGACAATGATTTTAGCGATGAGATTAGCGATTGGGTTCCAAGAAACATTCTGTATTTTGACAGTTTTGTTGAAGAGCTTTTTGCCTGCAAAGATAAGGATACAGCATTTGAAATGATTGAGACTGCTACTACTCTAGGTTTCTTAAACGGTGTAGAAGGTGCTCGACTACGTGGCGGAGTAACTAGTATTGCTGATAATTTATTTTATGAAGAAGGCGAAGAAAATAAATCTGCTTATCAAGATGAACGAAACGATGGAGAATTAGATAAGCTTGAATCTTTATTTAGAGAGGACTAATTTATGTATAAAAACAGAATTTTACATCTAACAGAGTCTCACAGATTATTAGATAATCAAATTAACGAAATAGAAAAGACTGGAAATTTTAAAGACGAAATTCTTTCTGAAATGAAAAAGAAAAAACTAGCCCTTAAAGATGAAATTTCAAGATTAACCAAACTTCAATGGGAACACGATCACGAAAGTGTTGACTTTGATGATGATCGATAGTATAATTGATTCATGACTGAAAACGATTACGAACTTTTTGCTAATCAAATGGAAGAAAAATATCCAAAGATATTTTCAGGCCGTTACGGTGGATTTGCTGTAGGCGCTGGATGGTGGCCTATTGTAGAAGCATTATGTAATCAAATACAACATCATATCGATTGGCGAGCTAAACAGAATGTTATTGTACCGCAGGTAGTTGTAGAACAGATTAAAGAAAAATTCGGCGGGCTTCGTTTTTACTATCAAGGCGGTGACGACTACATTCACGGACTAGTGTCTATGGCAGAGTCTTGGGCTGGATACAGTTGTGAAGAATGTGGTAAGCCTGGAACTAAACGTAGTGGAGGATGGATCAAAACTTTGTGTGACGAGCACGAAGCAGAGAGACAGAAGAGATACGAAAGTTATGCTAAACAAAATGGACTAGAACTATGAAATGTAATGCATGTGGACTTAGCATTAAAGAAAGCGGGGTTGGATGCGATTGGAATCAAGGTCGTTGCCCGCATAGAACTCCTATGTTAACCGATTATCATTTTAGATATCTAAATCTTTTTAATTCAATCAAAAACTTTTTTAAAAGAGGCAAATAATGGCAAACTGGAAAGTATCTCCTTATTATAAAAAATCTTGTGAAGAACACGAACAGTATTTTAAAGACGGTCAGATAATTGTTCGCAAAACTGGATTTAGGGGTGCCAGTTTTTTTGTTGAAACTAACGATGACAACCCTCCAGAATTTGAATTTGATTTTGTTCCTGGCGGCGATGGCCGCAAAGACAGTATCGATATGTATAACTGCGTAGGTAACAATATTGAAAATGTTGAATTAGATTCAATGTGGGACGGCTGCTGGGAAGATATTGATTTTCCCGAGGACTTTGATGAAGATGAAAAAGAACGTCTAATGGAACAGATTGATGAAAAAGGTATCTACGAAGTTCTTGAAGGTAATGAAGGCTGGAGTCAAAACGAGTGCCAAGCATGGATTTGGGGACCAATCTTGATTGAGGATGAAAATGGCAATCAAGTTCGTATCATTGCAGCAGACGAAAATGGTAATGTTGTAGATTTTAAGGAAGAAGAATGAAACGTGATTACAACTCAGGTGTTGCAGACAGCATCACGTTCTTCACAGGCGTAGAAATTGAACGTACTCCTGCGTATGGAATGAAGACTCTATTTGTAGTTAGTGTCCACGATCCATATATTATTATGGAACTTGCTCGCAATAATAATTGCAAACACATTTACTTTGGTGCTAATCAAAGTTTTAAAACTAAAGGCGTTAATGATGCAGAAACATGGCGCCCTTGGGAAGATATGATCTATGTCTGTCTAGATGCAGAAGATGGTTTTTGGTGTACACTAGACTTTGATGTATCCGAAACTGAAGGTCTTTTGGAGAGTGGACTTACAGAAAAACGTAGATTTATTCCGCAGATTAGTGTAAAATTACCTTATATTAATCAACTAGGCTATAATGCTACGTTAAAGATTGATGATAAAGATTTTAGTGCAACCAATCCTGGGGTATGGTGCCATAACCTACAGGACCTTCTGAGAAGAGATCGCTTTACAGATTGGGACCAATATGGCAAGGATGAGATACTCAAATAATGGCAACTGGAAAGATTGTAGGGTATGCTAGTCAGGCAAAAATGTCTGCAATTAGACCTGCCCGCAAAATAAGGAAACAAAAAGTGAAACTTACATTTAGACAACGTATTCGTAATTGGTTGAATAATGACGATTACGAACAAGACATTCCTCAAACAGTAGAAGCAGACAGATTTTCTACTGAGGGTATGCGATTACAAATTTATAAAGCCAGCGGTGGGTACGTTATAGAAACTCGCAGTTACGATAGTCATAAAGATCGCAATTTTACAACTATGCACGTAATTACCGAAGATCAGGATCTAGGTGACTCACTAGGTAAAATTGTTATGATGGAGGCACTGAAGCGATGAACATTAAAGAATTTACAGTTAAACAAAGTACAGGATTTGCACTTAAAGTCAAGAGTTGGAAATGTCTTAGTCCAGCAGATCTAAATAGCATTGAGTTTATTAACGAGTCCTATAACGATGATGGCGAAATAACTCATTTATCTACATACAATTTTTTCATGACTGATGATGAAATTAAAACTTTGTGCGAAGGAATGCTTAAGTGATTGTTAAACAAGACATTAGACCTAACAAAATGATTTGGGTGACTTTCCGTAAGGAAGGTATTCATAAATATCCTGCGGCTCTTACAGATCCCAATCTAGCTACAGGAGATGAATATGACGTATCGTTTTTGGGTCACCCTCATCGCCACATCTTTCATTTCAGGGTGTGGATCAATGTGCTCCATAATGACAGGGACATCGAGTTCATCCAATTCAAACGATGGCTCGAGTCGTTGTATAATGGTCAAGGTGCCGTTCTAAGCCTTGACTATAAAAGTTGTGAAATGATGTCAGATGATTTACATGACATTATCAGCAAGAAGTATCCAGGCCGCGAGGTTTGGATTGAGGTCTCCGAGGATGGAGAAAATGGTTCATTCATCAAATACTAACTAAAGGAAATACCGATGAAAACTGAAGTTGAGAAGATTTTTAATGATCTCGACGCCCTGTTGGACTTCTGCAGATTTGAACTTCTGCCGTACAATCCAGCAGATTTGTATAATCGCCAAAGTAAAGTTTGGCAAGCTTACGAGGCATCTAAACGCCCTCGTCGACATTTCGATCGCAATGATCGCAATGGAGATCGAAAGGAGTGGAAGCCACGAGGCACTCAAAATTATCGGTCTAGACACTGATGACAATATTCCTAGTTGATTTAGAAGCAGTCGAAACTAGGTACACAGGCGAGTGGAAAAAACACTTGCCTGTGTTGCTACGAAAGGCAGGACACAATGTCAACATTATATCAGGTCCTACGGACATTCCTAGTGCTACCACTCCTGGAGCATTTCTCAACTTTGGCGGCACTAATATATATAAAGCTAGTCAAGTGGAGCAGATGGGCCGTTTATTTTGTAGCGGATCCGTTCATCCCGGCGACCACTTTATTTTTACTGATGCTTGGCATCCAGGCATCATAAACTTAAAATACATGAGCGAGTTACTGAGTATTCCAGTGACTACACACGGCTTATGGCATGCTGGTAGTTATGATCCCCAAGACTTTTTAGGGCGATTAGTTGGTAACAAACCTTGGGTTAGAAATGCTGAGAAGAGTTTCTATCACGCATTTGACCACAACTATTTTGCCACAGAGTTTCATGTACATCTGTTTATGAAACAATTACTTAATGACGGATACACTAGTGAAAATCCGTGGTGGAAACAAGACTGGGACGAACGCTACGACAGTGGCAAAATTGTTCGTTCAGGTTGGCCAATGGAGTATATGGAAGATACTTTGAGTATGTATAAAGGTATGGAAAAGAAAGATGTTATTCTTTTTCCGCACAGATTGGCTCCAGAAAAACAATTAGATATCTTTTTAGACTTAAAAGATCAATTACCTCAGTATGAATTTATTGTTTGTCAAGAAAGACAACTGACAAAAAACGAATATCATAATTTGTTAGGAGAAAGTAAATTAGTATTCTCAGCTAATTTACAAGAAACTTTAGGTATCAGTTGGTACGAGGGTGCTGTTGTTAATTCTATTCCAATGGTGCCCGGACGTCTAAGTTACAAAGAAATGGCACTAGAAGAGTTTACATATCCTTCAGAGTGGACAGAATCTTTTGAAAAATATAAAATGCACAGAAAAGAAGTTGTAGATAGGATTGTTTACTACATGGAAAATTATCAATCTTTTCTACCACGCCTAAATAAACAGGTAGATTACTTAACTAAAAATTATTTTAGTTGTAATAAACTATTGGAGATGTTAAAATAATAATGTCATCCACGACTATAACTCGGAGAATAAAAAATGGTTTATGAAAATATGTACAAAAGCAATGATGAAGATTTAGATATCATTGTCCCAAGAGAAAAAAATATCAGCGAAGTAATTCGTTCACGAATTAAAGCAGCAAATGCTCGTTTCCATGCAAATGATAATATTGCGGACTTTATTGAAAATGAAGATGAAGTAGATCAATTAGTTGACGAAGTAGCAGGTCAATTTCAAGGCGTTTTAAATTCATTAATTATAGATACAGAAAATGATCATAATACTCAAGACACAGCTAGACGAGTGGCAAAGATGTTCGTCAGAGAAACTTTTGGAGGACGTTACAAAAATGTTCCAAAGGTTACGGCTTTCCCTAACATGGGCTATAAGAGTCTTTACACTACTGGTCCTATTAGTATCCGTTCAACTTGCGCTCACCACTTCCAAAATATCGTCGGTAGATGTTGGGTTGGCATCATACCTGAGGGGGAAGTTATCGGACTCAGTAAGTTCAACAGATTGGTACATCACATTTGCGAACGACCCCAGATTCAAGAAGAAATGACTACGCAAATTGCAGACGCACTAAAAAAATATGCCAAGACTGAAAATATTGCAGTAGTAGTTAAAGCAGAACATCATTGTATGACTATGCGAGGTGTTCGTGAGCATGAAAGCGATATGACTACTGCAATTATGTTAGGTGCATTTGGAACTGATCCGGCACTTAAACAAGAGTTTTATGATATCTGCCTAAGCATGAAAGGACATTCATGAATTCCGTTGAAGTAGCAAATAACTTAATTAATCGTGTAAAAAATTTACAAACGTTTGAAGTTAAGCGTATGTTAGACGGTCCCATAGAATTTAGAGGTGGCCGCATTCCATTTGATATTAAAGCAAATCAGGAATGTGCATGGTTTAAAGTTGTAGCGTTATCTCAACAAGAAGCAGAACAAATGGTTGACCGCTGGTTACAAGGAGAGGATGATTGATAGTTCTCAAACTTTTGGAAAAATTAGGCCGTAAAAGAATTATTATGGATCGTATGAGTAACGAACCGTATTTAGAAAGATACTATCTTTTTCTTAAAGAAAGAAATAAATTTCCTTTTAATATTTTTTTACATAAATTTTTAAAAGGTGATCCGGATGATCTTCACGATCATCCTTGGCCATATGCTACATTAATTCTTAAAGGCGGCTACTGGGAAACTACTCCAAGGGGAAAATTTTGGAGAGGAGCCGGCCATTTTAGAACTTGTAGTGCAGAAAGTTACCATCGAATTGAATTGGAACCGGGTGTAGATTGCTGGACACTGTTTATGCCAGGACCCCATAAAAGAGAATGGGGGTTTGATGTTAACGGTAGGTGGATACAACATGAACAATATTTAAAAGAACGTTATGAACAAGCTCATACTAGATCAATATAAAATGTCTAATCTAGTTTCTAAAATTGCTAGAGATATTACTGTTAGCGATTGGAAACCAGATTATGTTGTAGGTTTAACTAGAGGCGGACTAATTCCTGCTGTAATGTTAAGTCACTATTTTTCAATACCCATGCATACCCTGGGTGTAAGCCTAAGAGATCAGTTAGGCGGAGAAAGTAATCTATGGATGGCTGAAGATGCACTAGATTATAAAAATATTTTAGTTGTTGACGATATTAACGATACAGGAGCAACATTTAACTGGATCGTTAATGATTGGAAATCTAGTTGTTTTCCTGACAATCCTAATTGGAATAATGTATGGAATCAAAATGTTAAATTTGCAGTATTAGTTGATAATCTATCTAGTGATTTTCAATATAGAATGGATTATGTAGGAATGGAAATTAATAAAGCAGAAAACAATGTTTGGGTTGATTTTCCGTGGGAGGAATGGTGGGCAAAATGAAACAATCTATAATGGAGGATCAACCTCCTTTTATTGAAGATAGTAAGGCACCATGGGATAACTTACTAGAAGAAGACTTTCATGTAAAAGTTTTCTACGACAAGTATCCTGTTACAGAAGGGCATCTTTTATTTGTGCCTAAATATAATACTGTCGCAGTCTTAATGGATGCATTTGAAAGTGCTGTTCGTGATGGTATGCGTATGGTAGACGAAGGTACATGTGACGGGTTTAACGTTGGTTTTAATTACGGCAATGCAGCTGGGCAAACAGTAGGTTGGCCACACGTTCATTTAATTCCAAGACGCAAGGGCGATATGGAAGACCCAACAGGCGGAGTTCGTCACGTTATACCAGAGAAAGGAAATTATAAAAAATGGTAAAACAAGGATCTAAATGGGGAACAGGAAATGGTAAAATATTTCAGGTAATAAATGTTATTGAAGTTGATGAACATACCTGGGTTTACTATCGAGATATTAAAGTAATTAACGAAGAAATTAAAGAATATAGTTGTTACATTGAAAGCTTTTTACAAAGATTTACTCCCCTACCAGAATGAATATTATACAAATACCGTGGACCGGTTATCAAAGTAATATTTGGTGGAATAATGTTTGCGCTGACGTAGTAGAACACTTTGGTCTACCGGGAAACAAATACACTACAGAAGTGAGCGAAAATGCAATGAAATTTTGTTTCCGTGACGAAAAAGATGCGTTAATGTGCAGACTATTGGTAAGCGAATATGTATGAAAGAAAAATTTAAAAAAACATATATGGAAACTGCAAAAATTTTTGCAGAACTTAGTTATGCACGTAGATTACATGTTGGTGCTATTGTAGTTAAGAATGATAGAATTATTTCAATTGGTTATAACGGTATGCCCGCCGGGTGGGATAACGATTGCGAAACAAAACAATACATGGATCAAGATGCCGGGGGCTGGCTAAATCCAGACGAAATAGAAGAACGGTGGCCGTATACAGAAGAAACGTTGGAACAATTCAGCGACGATACTGTATATAAAAAAACATCAAGATATAATTATAAAACTCGTCCAGAAGTTCTTCATGCAGAATCAAATGCTATTGCTAAATTAGCAAAATCAAATGACAGCGGAGATGGAGCAGACATATTCATTACTCACAGTCCATGCATCGAATGTGCTAAATTAATCTATCAATCTGGAATACGCAGAGTATTTTATGGGCAAGGATACAGAGACGATTCGGGTATTGAATTTTTAAAAAAATCAGGAGTTGAAATTGAAAAGCTGGACACTTGAAGTAGAAGAGGATCCCAAAACTGGAGATTGCATGTTGACCTTTCCTCCGGATCTGCTAGAACAAGCAGGATGGAAAGAAGGTGATACATTAGAATGGATTGATCAAGGTGATGGTACTTGGCAATTGTTAAAAAAGAATGTATAATAAATTATGAGTAAAATTAAAATTGCAGAGCTGTTTTACAGCATACAAGGTGAAGGACGCTATATGGGTGTGCCTTCTGTTTTCTTACGTACATTTGGATGCAACTTTAAATGTGCAGGCTTTGGTATGCCACACGGTAAGATTAGCATTGAAGCAGATGACATTGCATACACTCATGCAAATATTGAATCGTTTCAAAAATACGAAGAACTTCCTCTAGTGTCTACAGGATGTGATAGTTATGCTAGCTGGCATCCTGCTTTTAAAGATCTTAGTCCAATGCTTACTAGTGAAGCTATTGTAGATCGCATTATGGAAATTATTCCGTTTAATGAATGGCGTGATGAGCATCTAGTCATTACAGGCGGTGAGCCGTTACTAGGGTGGCAACGTGCTTATCCTGAGTTGCTAGAACATCCTAAAATGAAATCTTTGAAAGAAATTACTTTTGAAACAAATGGTACTCAAAAACTTGATCCTAAATTTAAAGATTATTTGATTAAATGGGGTTTAAAAGAAAGAGGATACAATAAACTTACGTTTTCAGTTAGTGCCAAACTAAGTTGTTCTGGGGAGGAACGGCATGAAGCAATTCGTCCAGATGTTATACGCGAATATGAGGAGGTAGGCTACACATATCTTAAATTTGTAGTAGCGACAGAAGAAGATGCAGAAGAAGCAATTGAAACAATCGACATTTACAGAGCCGAAGGGTTTGCGGGACCCGTATATCTTATGCCAGTTGGCGGGGTGGAGTCTGTTTATAGTCTTAATAATCGTAGGGTCGCTGAATTAGCAATGAAGAACGGATTACGTTATTCAGATCGTTTACAGGTACCATTATTTAAAAATGAGTGGGGAACTTAATGAAAAAATATATTAAAAAAATATTTGGTATTGATAAAATTGAAGAAACCAAAGCAAAATTAGAAACTGAGAAAGAAGCATTACAAGCTGCAAGAGATAAAGCAGTTGCAGAAACTGTAAAAGCACAAGAAGAAGAAGAACTTGCTAAAATAACTCCAAAAGAACGTGCTACTAGAAAAAAAGAACCTTGGGTTGCAGTTTTACAAACACATGTTAATAAAGAAAATTTAAGAAACGGTTTTTTTGAACTTGACTGGAATGAATACTTTGTTGTACAATTAAAACAACAAGGCTATGGTCTTGACGGTGACCCAGACGAAGAAATTGTAGATCGCTGGTTCCGTGCATTATGTAATGATATTGCGGGAGATGAAGGTATTAATATGGATCGTCGCGGTGCAGGTTATATTAATGTTCAACAAATTGGTTCAGGAAAATCTGAGGTTTCATGACATATATTCTAGTCGATACGGCTAATACATTTTTTCGTGCTCGTCATGTAATTAATGGCGATACTGATATGAAGCTCGGTATGGCTTTTCATATTACTTTAAATTCTATTAAAAAAGCATGGAAAGATTTTAATGGATCTCATGTAGTATTTTGTCTCGAAGGACGCAGTTGGCGTAAGGATCACTACGCTCCTTACAAACGCAATCGTGCAGAAACTAGGGCTGCTCTTACCCCCTCTCAACAGGAAGAAGATAAACTATTTTGGGAAGCATTTGATACATTTAAAGAGTTTATTACAGATAAAACTAACTGTACTGTGATGCAACATCCGCAATTGGAAGCTGACGATTTAATTGCTGGTTGGATTCAGAGTCATCCTAATGACGATCATGTTATTATTTCAACCGATACTGATTTTGTACAATTAATTGCTTCCAATGTTAAACAATATAACGGAATAACTGAAACAACTATTACACACGAAGGTTATTTTGACGACAAGGGAAAATCAGTTATTGATAAAAAAACCAAAGAAGCAAAAGCTGCTCCTGACCCCGAATGGTTATTATTTGAAAAATGTATGCGAGGAGACACTAGTGATAATATCTTTAGTGCATATCCGGGTGTTCGTGTGAAAGGTACAAAAAATAAAGTTGGTCTTACAGAAGCATTTGCTGATAGAAATAGTAAGGGGTTTAGTTGGAACAATTTAATGTTGCAACGATGGATTGATCATGAAGGCCAAGAACATCGTGTACTTGATGATTATCAAAGAAATTGTCTGTTAATCGATTTAAGAAAGCAACCAATTGAGATTAGAGAAATAATTAAAAATACAATTAACGAATCCATATCAGCAAACAAAGATGTTGGACAAGTTGGTATTAAATTATTAAAGTTTTGCAATCTGTATGACCTAAAAAAGATTTCTGAACAGGCGCAGACTTATGCAGAACCGTTAAATGCAAGATATAAAGCAACAGAACTAATGACAAGGGAAGTATGATGACAGAGTTACATGCAAAACCAATCATTGAAAATAAATTTTGGGTGATAGAAAAAGATGGCAATCGATATGCAACACTTCGAAAAGATGAAGAAGATCGATTCGTGATGAGTAATTCCACAGGAATTAAAATTTTTAAAAATAAAGAAAGTTTAACAAAACAATTTGGCAACGATTTTTTTATTGCTAAAATTATTAAAGAAAGTCACAATGCTCAAGAATTAGAAGTACATGGTTATGCTACGAGTGTTGTTCCGCATAATCCCTTATATGATATTAAAAGAAAACTGCCTCTGTTTACAAAAAGTGAGGACAGCAAAAGTCTTTATTGCGCAGGACACTATATAATTAAATTTGAAAAAGGTTGGGTAAAAAGTTTTTGTCCAAAGTTGATTACTTTGCAAAGATATGATTACCGAGGACCTTATAAAAGTGAGTGTGATTTAAAACAGGCCATAAACAATGTCAGTAGATAATTTACCAAATCGTTTAACCAGCGTAGAAAAATTGGTTCAAAGACTTAAAAGTGCAGAATTAAGCAATCAAAAAGAAATACGTATTACTACTCAAGAAGCCAGAGAGATTATAACTGATTTATCCATCTTAACCTCTAAAATGGCTAATCATATTCAAGAAATCAACGAAAGACTTAAAAAATTAGAAACTAACCAGGGTGTAGTCGAAGTTAAGATGGATGGCGGGTCTTTCTAAAAAAGATAAATATATGCGTATATAATTTGGATACGCATTATGAGTAGACCTAAACCAAAAGTTCTTTTAGAATACGGAAGTAAGGACAATTATAAATTAGAACAGATTTTAGAAGCGGAAGCAATTTGGGCCGTATTCTATAAGGGCCAGCCCTTTAATCTAAAAAGCGGAAGTATGGTTGCAAGCTATCCTGGACCAAAATATAAAAAAGTTTCATTTAGTAATCCAGGCCATGCGCACAACCTTGCTAAAAAATTAAATAAAATGTTTAAGACTTCTGACTTCTCAGTTTATAAGTTGACTACCGGTGAAGAAATCAAAAATTAAAATTGAACAAAAAGATCAATTTACAACTGTTTTTTTAAAAGCAGCAAGTATTGAAATAACTGATACAAAATTTAAAGATTATAAAAATGCTTGGTGGCTAAACTTTAGACATAAAGACGACGGCGGACTACGATTATCAGATCAAGGAATTGAGTTCGTTCAAAAATATGCAGACATAAAAACATATTTTATAGAATTTCCAGAAGATTTAAAAATTACACCTCAAATTTTAGTCTGGCTCGACAACTTTATTAAATCCCCATATCATATAGGAAAAAAAGGAATAACTGTGCTGTCCGAAATAGCTGCATTTGAGTTATACTTATTTTCCGGAGATGTTCAAAAACTTGGCTCAAACAAAGCTATGGCCAAGAGATTTGCTCAAGATTTAAACAATTAAATCCTGTCTGATTTAAATATTATCATGAAACTTAACCCATTGAGTATTTGTAAGAAAAGAAAAGTAAATTTTTTACCAGTACATTTTTCTAAAATAGCCGTCAATGACGAGAGCTTATTTTTTGATAACGGTTTGGTAGATTGGATTGAAAACAAACTCAACGGAAGATATGCTATTGTAACATTACCTTATGTAATAGAAAATAGCAAAACAACTACTAAAACTTTTGTAGCCTTTGAGGATTCAAAAGAATTAACATATTTTATGTTAGCTTACCCAAATTTAAGGAGAAACTGATGAACGAAGAACAAATGACACAGACTGCACCAGAAGCAGCAGCAGCACCTACACAAGCTGCACCAGAAAAAGAAGGAACAGAATTAAATATTGGCGACCTTCAATCATTAAAAGCAATTATTGATATTGCAAGTCAACGCGGAGCATTTAAAGCAACTGAACTAGAAGCTGTTGGAAAAACGTATAATCGTTTAAACAAGTTTTTAGAAGAAGTAGCTAAAGGACAATAATTATGGCAATTAAGCACGTAGGCAAAATGAAAAACAACGGAGCAAAAGTTCTTGTTGCTTTTCGTACATTGCCCGGAGATCCGTATTTTGCATTAGTAGTTGGTACAGCTAGTTTAAGTGATTCATACCACAATGCAATCATTACACTAGTTGAAAGCCAACAAGCACAAGATGCTAATGAACTAGGAGAAATCCTTGGAATTAGACATTTTCCAGATGGAAGATTAATGTTAGAAGCCATGCACGTAGATGGAAAATTAGTTAAAGTTCCAACATCAGATGTATTAATGACACCTGATACTAGTAATATGGTCCCGTTATCAGAATTAAATGCTCTAATAGCCGAACAACGGGGTGTAGCTATTGATGAGTTAGTGAATTTTATTGGTCACACTGCCGGATCCTCAATTGAAGAAGTTGCAAGAGTGAATGAAATTCCTTCAGAAACAGCAACTTTGCCAACGGGCAATGACACATCAAAAACTACTTCTGCTAGTGTGAATCAAACAGATAATGCACTGTTAACTGATAAAGATTTGGCTCGCTCCTATCGTAGCCAAGCAGATTCTATGTATAAAGAAGCTGCTAAGTTGCGTAAACAGGCAGACGAATTAGATCCACCACAGAAAAAAACTACAAAGGCTAAAGAAACATCTGATGCCTAAAAAATTTTTTCGACCGCCAGAAAAAGTTGTTAATGAATGGCCGGAAATTTTTGAGGACATGTATATGAGCACCATGCCTCTCTATTATACAAAATCTATGCAGATTAAATTTGATAATGGGAGGATATGGCAGCTCAATATACAAGAGTTAGTAGTTGAACATGGTAGTGATGAATTATCTACTAAACTATTAGAAACATTTAAAGAATATCAACAAGACATCACCGGTGTAGATTTTGAAATTGATATCGATAAATTAAAAAAAGATATTAAAAAATCAATTAAGAAAATTCTTTAAAATACTTTTTAGTACTAGATACAATTTCATCAAGGTATTGTTTTCTAAAGTCTAATTGTTTATAAATGTATAAATTATGTTCAACGATTGACAACCATTTGTTATAATATTTTTCTTTATCATCATTTATCCAAGATAAAAAAGATTCGTGAAATTTAGCGAATCTTTTTTTATGATCCGCAATATCGTCATAACTTGTATCTATGAAATCAGTTCTAAATCCATAATTTTGTAATTTTTTTAATATTCCAACTTGTCCAAGTATAATAAATGGATGTCCCATAGCAATTGGGCGAAATGTTTTTTCTGTTATAAACATTCCCGGATCCTCAAAAAAAGTTTCTGTTGAAACGGTTAAGAATGTATTTTCAAAAATACATAAATTACTTTTTCCAGCAAGATGTGCTGTTCTTAATTCTTCTGTCGAAACATCAGCTTCTATTGGATATTGTGTTTTTAAAGTTTTACTATAAGTTTCCGATGATTCATCTAAAAATGTAGGATTTAATGATTCTAAATTAGTATCAAAAAAAGATCCACCAGAAACGATTCCTCGAGATAGTAAATTATTTTTTGCTAAAAAATATAAATGATCTGTTCTATGACTTCTGTGCGCCCTGTTTAAGCTATTAAAAAGTTTAGCACGATTCTTTATTGATTTATAAAAAATAGGATCATATTGTTTTTTCCAAGCCTCTCCAACCCATTCTATACCTTCAATAAATTCTAAAGTTGGTTTTAGATTATTTTGCCGACACCACTTATTGTATTGTTCTTTTGCTTTTAAATTTCCAGATACGATTAGTACACTCTTAGAAGGTAATTCTAATTTATCAAAAGATTCTGTCAGGTATCTATAACAATCATATTTTGATGTAAAACTATCTCCTTCAACTACAGAAATTATTACGATTCTTAATTTTTTTTGTTTTGTAGCCTCTATCACATGAATCGGAATATTATCTAAAATTTTAAAACTATCTTGATGTTCGTCTGTACACCAATCATAAGAATGTCTACTAACTTCAATAAAATATATTCCGGGATAATCATAATTTTTACTACAAACAAATTCTAATTCAGGATGTGTATTTCTTTTAACAAAATATTCATAAGGTCTGACATTTTTTACCTGATCTATATGAGAAAGATTTATTTCATTCTGATTATCAAAATAACACTGTATCATATCCCCTCGCTAGTATCACACCATTATTTTGAGAATAAACAATTCTGTAATTACGACTGACCAGGAACGGCACAACAGCAGAGCATTTTCCTATATAAATTCCGCTATGTTCTTGCAACGGTGTATCATCGCAAATAATAATAGACTTATCAGACATATAAGGATAACAATTTATCATTTGATTTAAATGTTCTGCTACACAATTAAGATTAGTCCATTCTAAATTAAATTTTTCTCGATATAAATTTTTTAATCCAGTTTCATCTGGTTTCATTGGACGATGATTCCAATCATAATTATCTAGATATAAAATTTTTATTTTTTTGTTAAGAGTTGGTAAAACTTCCTTGGTCCATTTTGATCCGTCGCTGACCACAAAGGTAGTATTTGTTAAATGAGATAAATTATTTCTAGCAGATTCTGATATATCAACACTATAAAAAGGAACGTTAAATTTCTTCGAATGCAAATTAAAAAATTCAGTAGAACCTTCTCCCCTCTCGCTACCGATTTCTAATATAATGTCTTTATGCTGATCGTATTCAGCATATAGAATGAAGGGAATCGAGTTTTTATGAAAGTTTGCCATTTAGTAAATCCTTGCTGGGGTCCATTTCATATCTTTTAAAAAAAAGAAAAAATAATCGTCGGTCATTCCGTATAATTTAAAAGGTCTATCTTCTAACATAAATTTTAATGCCTCTGGAACTATTCTTTGTTTATCATACATAATTTCTATAATTTTAGATTTATTATGAATCAATTTAGGAAGAAGTTTAAAATACAAATTCTGTAATTCTGGCTCTGATAAATTTATAATCGATCTAATATTTTCAATGATTCCGGAAATTCTATCTTCTAATAAATCGCAATCGTCAAAACTATAATCAAATATTTCATCATATAATTTCAAATTAAATTTTTTACAAAAATAATCTTTATAAAAATGTTTGCAGCTAAGAACTAAAAAAGGTTTAAACCAAGCAATACTTCTTAATGTCTTTTCAGTTAAATGAAATCTACCTTCTTCAAACCAAGTTTCGTTAATAATATCAACAAAACAGTTTTCTATACTTTTGGGTTTTCTAAAATGTTCTGTAGAATCTTTTGAATATAGATCTTCATCCATTCGTATTCTACCATCATAATATCTCCATCTACAATGATGATCTCTTAATACTTCGTTCGCTCTGGTAAAAGTTACCATACCCTTGTCAATCCATCCCTCTTTAGCTAATGCATCAACCATTTTAATTCTATGTTCTGCAACACGCACATTATAACAACTATAATAATATCTAAAATTTCTAGGACCTCGCATATAAGGAACAATCGCTACTCCCTGATCGTATTTTTCAGGAAAAGACATGTTGTTAATAAATGATGGAAATGCAGTAATAATATTACCATAAGATGTTTCACATTTTACATGAGGGTGCAACCATTTATCTAAATGTGGTGTTACAACATTTATAATTTTATTATTTTTGATACACCAATCTTTCAAATGTATAAAAGCATTTCCATATAATTCCTCTATCGCCACTTCTGTTACGCTATGAACAATAATTTTATCGGGGTTTATTTCTTCAATTGATTTAGATAAAAATAACCATTCGTCATCTGTACTAGGAAATAATGAATGACAATTTTGAATAATATATGCTTTTATCATGTTATATTAAATACTGGTTCGATTAAATTGTTAATAAATTTTAAATTATTATATTTTGACAAATATAATTTTATATCAGGAGTGAGGTATACAGTGTCTTTGACATAAACTGTATAATTTTCTTTTAAAAATTTTTCGCACAATTTTAATTGATGACTTTCTTCAAAAATATCAATTCCCTTTTTATATGAAACATATTCAAAATAAAAAGGAAGACGTTTTATATTTTGTTCTATATAATACTGCTTTAAGAATTCTAAATGATCAAGATTAAAATCGTCTATCATTTTTCCAAAATTAAAACTATTTCCAGAATCCATTAACGCATTTCCAAATGCTCTATTATCTCTAGGTAAACATGGACCTCCGAATCCAAATCCGTAATTTAAAAAATCATTTCCTATGCGTCGATCAGTGCCAATTGTTGATAACACGATATCTATTTCAGAGAATAATTTGTTTTTTATTAAATATTGACCAACCAAATTAGCAAAACTTATTTTTAAAGTTAAAAACGAATTAATAGCAATCTTTGTAATTTCTGCTGATCTGAAAGACATTGTTTTTACTTCAGAATTAACTTCTTGAAAAGATTTATATACCTTTATTAATTTATTAATCGAATCAATATCTTCTCCGCCGATTAATACTAAATCAGCTTTTTTTAAATCTTGTATGATCGACCCTTGGGCAATAAATTCTGGATTGTATAACAATGATGCTCCAGTATCTTTTAAAATATTATTAAAAATTTCGCAATCACCCGGATTAACCGTCGATGTAATAACAATAATCTTATTGAATAAATTTACTTTTTTAAATTCAGAAAATATATTAAAAATAGATGTTACGTCGTATTTTCCGTTATCTAAAGAAGGTGTCGAAACAATAATAAAGATTATATCTGATTTATCAATTAATTCTTTGTTATCTGATGTTGCTGATAATTTTTTTGATTCGATGAGGTATTGATTTACAAATGGTTCATTTGAATAAAATTTTTTATCGTTTAGACTATCGACATAGGACTGATTTATGTCAGAAACAATAACATTAAAACCAGCTCTTTCGATAACGAGAGCCATTGATAATCCTAATTTTCCTGCACCGATGATACCAACATTCATAAAAGTTTTAATAAAATACTGATTTGTGGGGAGACTCTAAAGGTGTTGAATTGCTCAGATAATAGATCGACATTAAATTTTGTCTTTCGATATCCTCGGGGCAAAGTATCGGCTCTGTAAAACCATGAAAAAACTCTTGCTCATATTCCCAAAAAATTAATCTATTGGGTGTTGGCTCAACTGTTAATAATTTTTCAGTTTTAGAACGATTCCAAAATTCTAACTGTCCGTTCCATTCAGATTTCCATTCTGGATTTGAATAAATTATTAAATTGAACGCTCGATTTAATTTTAATGAATTATTCCAATTAAAATCAATATGCAACCCCAATTGAGAATTGCGAGGAGTTGATGTTATGCCTGCTCCTAAATAATGAGGATCGGGTATTATTCCTTCAACTCCTGTAATTTTTGTCATCCATGAAATAAAATTATGTCCTGTTAAATTTAACATTATATTCTGCAATATATCTGAACCGGTAAAATCTCGAGTTTCTTTTCTCGGACCGGAAGTATTGCCAAGATTCTTATGAATCCATTTATCAGCAGGATAGTTTCTTATATCATTACATAGATTTTTGTATATTTCTTCGGGAAAAAAATTATCAACAATTATATGTTTGATAGGTGAGGACACCTTATACTGATTTGATAAAGATTCAGTAGCATAATATTTTTCTAAATTGTTAAAAAAACTGTTAATTTCCATTAGAGATATTCATATATAAAATCAAAAGATGCATTAGTAAAAGAAGTTGCTTTTTGTTGCTCTAATCTTTGATAATTTCTTTCACATATTTCTTTAATACTATTTAATAGATTATAATATTCAGATGTTGGAAGATGTACTATTCTTTCTACTTCATCAACGATCATTTTTAATCTTGTTTGATTATCTTCTTCTTTATCATAATCTTCATTAATAAACTTACCAAAAGTTTCATAGCCCATGGATCTCAGATCTTCTAAAATGTACGGAGTTCCAAATATAATAAAAGGTTTTTTACATGCTATCGGTTTATAAATTTTTTCAGTTATAAAACTAGGAGCAGCGCCTTTTATATATTTTCCATTCATATGGCTCAAAAAAGGATCAAAAAATGTTTCTATTGCAATGTGAAAATCAGAAGAAGCAACTGTAGAATAGGTAATATCTGCCCATTTATTATAAACGTTATCGGTAGAATCAATTCTATGGGGTACTTTAAATAACCATTCTAAAATTTTATCAGTAATAGGAATTTTTAATTTTTTTAAATCTTCCATCATATCAGAAATAGTAAAAACTGTCTTTTCATAAGGATGTATATTATAAAAAGAATATGTAAAATCTTTTATTAAATCCCGTTCTATTAATTCACAATATAACCAAAGACGCCAATTTCTATAATTTCTACTAAGAACACTAAATTTTGATTTTGATTCAAGATTTAAGGTATCAAGATTTACCTTACTCAGTAAAAAATTAAATGTTGTAAAATTGATCCCAGATATATTTTGTTCAATTAATTTTTTTTCTAAAAATTGTTTATGAACATCATCTGCTAGCGCAATATAAATTTGTGTTGGATTAATATTTCTTGTTTTAATTAATTCGATTACTTCGTTTAAAAAATTATAATTAAACGTTTCTCCGCAATTTTCATGAAATAATTTTGCAGACGGTGTCGTTCTTAAATGTTCCCAATGTATTTCATCAATGCAATCTTTAAATTTCACACCATGTTGTTGATCATCATAAAAGTGATGATAAAATACATCATCTGATGAAGGAACCCATGTTTTTAAATTATTAAATTTTTTATGATCAAATTTAATATGATGAAATTTTTCAGTTTTACTGTATATTGGCATTTACTTGTTCCTCAATCCATTTATATGTATGGATCAACCCATATTCGAGATCCTCGCTCGGTCTCCATTCTAAAAATTTTTCAATTAAATCGTTATGGCTTGATCGTCCCATAACACCTATTGGACCTTCAATATTGTTAATTACAATTTCTTTTTTAGCAATCTTGGCAATTAATAGTGCAAGATCATTAATAGAAATCATTCTTTCGCTTCCTAAATTAATTGGAATATTAATATTGCTTTCCATTATTTTCAATAATCCCGTAATGCATTCGTCAATATATAAAAATGTCCTTGTTTGATTTCCAGGACCCCAAATATCAACTATGCCGTTGGTTGACATTGCAACTTTACGAGACAATGCTGCAGGGGCTTTTTCTCTTCCATCATTCCACGCACCGTATGGTCCATAAACATTATGTAACCTAACTACTTTTGCATCAATGTTGTAATTTTTTCTATGTGCCAAATAAAGTCTTTCACTGAACAGTTTTTCCCAACCATATTCTGTATCTGGTTGGGCCGGATATGCAGTATGCTCTTCACATATAGGATTATCGGGATCCTCTTGATTAAATTCTGGATAAACACATGCACTACTTGTATAAAGTATTTTTTTGATACCTTTTTTAGAAGCTTCATGAATAATATTAAGATTAATCATTGCAGAGTTGTGCATTATATCAGAGTCGTGCTCACCAATTGCAATATAGCCTGTTCCTCCCATATCTGCAGCCAGTTGATAAATTTCATCGAGATTTTCAGTAATTAAATTTTCTACATTTCTTGTATCTCGCAAATCTCTAATATAAAACTCATCTGCTTCTGTTTCTCTAAATTGATGATATTTTAAATCTACACCAATTACATAATGGCCTTGTTTTTTAAGAGCAGATACTAAATGGCCGCCAATAAATCCCCCGGCGCCGCAAACTAAAATTCTTTTCATTTTAAGTCCTCTAAATTCCGTATGTATTTAAAAGATACTCTACTTCAGGATTTCCCATTGTTAATAAATGATTTCGATTAAATTCAAGAGTATCTTTTAATTTATATGTTAAATCAATTAATTTTGATTCTGGCCATTTTGATATGTTTTCTATTAGATTCATAATAAATGAAAATCTTTTTTCGTGATCAAGAATATCATCATATGACTCATCCCAAAATTCCGAAAATGTTTTAAATCCCGATTCTTTTAAATGACCCAATGTTCCCGGAGCAGCAAAAATAATAAACGGTTGCATAAATGCAATTGGTTTATAAGTTTTTTCAGTTATATGTCTTATATTATTAAAAAAATAAGTTTCGGTAACAATATTGATATAACTATTTTTGTAAAAATCATTCACTTCGGATATTTTCTTCTCCATGGGATATTTAGAAAAATCCGGAGTATCTAATGTTAAAGGCAGAAGCACCGAAGAATCATAGACAGTATCCATTCCTAAGCCTAGATTCTTATGTAAATTAATAACATGGGAAGCGTTTTCTATAAAAGGGCGGCCCGATTCTGGTTGATCTTTCGCCATACTCATATAGGTAACTTCTAGCAAATTTCTTTTAAAAAAATCTAGATATACCAACAATCTATGTTCATTATATCTACGATTAAAGCATAAAAATTTTTTCTTTCTTGGGCCAGGAACATATGGATCTGTAGATGCTAGTGCATCTCCAACGTCACACCGATCAAATCTAAAAGTCGGAAAATATTCAATCTTAATTTCTTCGGGTATGTTATATTGTTTACAAAAATCTTTATAAATTTCTTTTCCGTTTTGACAATTGCTTACATATACAATTTGAGATAATGGAGCTCCCTTACCTTTAAAATAATCTGTCATTGCTTTTAAAAATTCGTCATACATATATCCTTCATGTAATAATGTTATAAGAATATAACCTTCTTTTTTTAGAATTTTTTGAGCCACGGTATCACTGATTCTATTATTATCAAGTAATCCGTTTGAATGATGAAAAGCTCCTAAGATGTCTCGATAGTGATAATTAGTAAAATTTAATTCATAAAAAAATGGTTCATCTGGAATATTTGATGGAGAACAAATTCTTAAATTTTTTCCAAATTTATTATAGAAATGAGGCCGCTGTCTTAAATCTTCTTTATAACCGTACATAGCATAATCAACATTAATAAATGATGATGTCATGAAATCCATCAATGTCGGAACTCTATTATTTGTAAGGGGTCCGTCCGGACCAATCCATTCGTACACAAAATTAATTTTTCTATTATTGCTTGCATTCATTATAAAACTCTTCTAATAAAGGAAAGGTAGCTATCAAATCTGTTCCTCTACGTTTATCATATTCATTAAACCAGTTAAAAAAATCTTTTCTTCCTTCTTTAATTCTGTCTTCAGTATAATTTGTTGTTTCCATATAGTGAACAACACGCTTAAACTTTTCAAACTCCAATTCTGAAAATTTAGTTCGATCTTTGTCATCCAAATTATTTTTTATAAAATTTAAATGGTTATGCATAAATGGCATGAATTGATCCTTTGGTAATATATTCATATCATATTGCAAAGGTTCTTTCAAGAACGGGGTATCAAAACGAATACGCTGCCATTTATTTTGTTGGTATCCATTATATTTTGTACGCCATTCTAAAATCTTTTTTAACAAACTTTGAAAATTAGTTACTGTTAAGATATTAAATGTTATCATAAACGTAACAGGCAAACTTGTTTTAGTTAGATATGTGTCTAAGTTACGCTCCCAAATAGACAGATCTAGACCGGTGCGAATGTATTCTGCCTGCGGACCCCAGGTGTCGACACTGGTAAAAATCTTAAAGTCTTTAATTTTACCGTTGCTGACTAGGTTATTAACCTTTTCAACTAATCTATCAATTAAAATAGGTTTAACACCAAAGTTGCTATTAATGTTTAACTCTAAATTAGGCAGTGGATTTTGTTCTAAATCTTCTAATAATTTCCATGTGCTCTGTTGTAGTAATGGTTCGCCGCCAGTTATCCGAAGTATTGTTAATGTCTTACGCACCTCCGGCCACCATTCCCACCAAGCAGCAACATAAGGATTAGTTTCTTCTTCGTGTATTCTAAACCAATCGATATCATTGCGATGATTCTTTACAGTAGTATAAGGACCGTAGTCCTTAATTTCTTTATAATAACTGCTGCTATGTTTAGGATGGCAGTATCCGCATTTAAAATTGCATTCATTTCCAAATGAAATTTCTATATATTGCGGATTAACTGGTTTTAAAGGATTAGATTTGATTGCCGCAAATCTTTCATCTGTATAGATGCTGGCATTACGTTCTTTTCTATCACTTATATAATCTTCGCCCAATGTTTCGATATTCCAACAATAATTACAGCCACTGGGTTTTTCACCATCTATCATGGCAGCACGTTCTGATAATTTTTGTTGAGTGTTATGTAATGCGTTTGGATTTAACGCTATTTCTTTTAAAGGTATTGTATGTGGTGGAGGATGATAACAACTGTGTGTTTCACCTGTTTGTAGATATATTGTAGTATGATGCCATTTTGCAAGACAAAAAGTAGGACTGATTTCATTCATTATAGGAATGAATTTTTTAATCCTTGTTATATCTTGCATTAAAATGTTCCTTTAACCAATCATAGTCGTTTATCTTTGCTAACTCGCTGGGTGCATTTTGCCATTTTAAACCAAACCATTTTCCAATAGTTGCACCATCTAAGGCATATTCTCCAAAAGGTTTATCCTCGCCTTTAGTACACCATATGTCTAAACGTTCTTCTGATTCTTTACTTATCTGTCCATGAAGCTTTTTACTGGCCAACTTGACACATTCTCTAAATGCTGAACGCCATGTGCTATATGAATCTGTGTTAAAGGCGGTAATGTTACTGACCTGATCCATAGCTTTAAACTTCTTGCTAATACTAGTTGTCATATCTGGACTGTTAACATCAACTTCTAAGGTTAATTTGGTAGGTAATAATTTAACACCACCATACCCGTACTCTAAATTGTTAATTGGATTACGACTACGCCATACATGTACAACATCTCTATCATGCTTAGGAACATAGTAGTTTAGTTTAAAATCTTCAATTAACTCTGCATCTGCATCGACTACCCAAAACATAGGAGTTGTAGATATCTTTGCTGCTGCTATGTGTGCTTGGTGTATACCTTTAATTCCGTGTATTCTTTTAGCATTAGGGTATAATTGTAAAAGACTATTATAATTTTTGTCTGCAAATGATTCGTTGTAACTTATAAACACAACATCAGACGGAATCGAATATGTTAGATTAATGTCAATGTCTTTAATTTTTCCTGTAAAAAATTGATATTGCCATTCCCTATTGGTTATTTGAGTCCCTCTAGGAATGAGATAAACACCTAGATATGTTTTGTTATCTTGTAAAAATCTGTGTATGTATTCTTTATCCCACTCTGGAACTACATAACTGAAATCGTAATCAATGACACAATCGTCATCAACTATCCATGCAAATTTTGTAAAGGTATGTGATAATGCTTCTTGTACAGTTGCACGTTTTTGTGCGTGGGGAAATTTATTTTTTAATTGCTGCCATCTTTGATCAGAGGAGGGAGTTCTTTGATCTATAAAAAATAAATCATACATTTTTAGTTGGGAAATAGTAAGTAGCACAGAGATCAAAAGTTTCTCTGTAAAGATCAGCAGTAAATTTACTTTGTTTTTCGTTTAACCAAGGCCATTCAAAACCCAACTCTCTATGTATTTTTGTTCCAAGATCTTGAGCATCTTGTTCTACACTATCATGATTAACATTTTCTTCATAGATATTTTTTAAGATTTCAAAATCTCTTACATCAACATAGTTCCAGTTTGTACAATTAGTCATCCAGGTTCCCATACGAGCACCCAGAATAGCATACTTTCCGTTTTCAATATGAGTTCCGACTGTACTCCATATCTTAAGACGGTGTATATTATGCCACCATATTTGTTGTTTGATTTCGGTAGGTTTAACCTTAACACCATCTTTAAGAGTCATTTTAACTCCTTCGCGGAATCCTGCTCTCCATGCCTGAAATGGGGTGCAATTAATAACACTTTGACTAAAAGAACGAGGATGATTTTTATATCCATCCTCCCAACAAAAATCTACCTGTGCTTGTGGTGTGTCCGCAGCTTCGTGAGTTTTCATATTAAGAATAAAATCTTTGTGCCAGATTTTAAGACCACCGTTACCATACCGTAGTCCGTTAACAGAATTTACACCACACCAACCATAGACTCTTATTTTTTCATTCGACATATCTAAATCCATGTCAAAAAAAGTTGAATCTACTATATTATCTGCGTCGACTGTGATTAACCAGTCTGTTTCTGATTGATCTGCAGCAACTTTATGCGCAGCATCGCTGCCTTTAACTCCGTGTACACGTTTAGCCCAAGGTACTTTTGTTAATAAATCTGCATAATTTTTTTCAGCATTTGGTTCATCATAACTGATAAAAACGGTATCAAACTCAATTACTTTCATTTTACCCCAATCTTAATTAGAGTAAAGGAATCCAAAGAAGGAATCCTTGAGTTGCTAAAAGTGTAGCAAACCCCCCTAAAGATATTCCAATCCAATACATACGTATACTAAATGTTAGCATAGAAGCTGCTAAAATAACAATAGCAATTTGATAGAATGCGTTAGCATATGTATACCAGGGGCTTCTTTTTTCTGCCACTGCTCTTTCTGCTTCAATAGCTCTTGCTTTAGTCATTAATTCTTTTTTACCTTCCCCCGTTTTAGGATCAGATTCATATCTTTCAATTTTTTCTTTTAATTTTTCTGCTTTTTTAGTTTCTTTTCTAAACACAGCATCATCATATGCAATTTCAGCTAACGATTGTTTTACAGATTTTGCTTGATAAAAAGACCAAATGTTATTTGATTCGATTGTATTATTTAAAATTTGAGAAGAATTATCACCGTCTAATAAAGATGTTATAGCTAATAGTGCTGCTAATACTGTTATTATCCAACCAGTGCGCTCTTTGATTTGTTCTTTATTGTCACTCATAATTAAATCCTTATTTTACTTCAAAGTTTACTTTATCAAAAATTTTAATATAATAAATGCTAATATCTTCTGGTAAAGTTGAACCATCAAATTCTACTTCAACCTCATTGTTATTAACTAACGTATTGGCCGAAACTACTATTGGACTTATTAATTCATTAGGATTATTATATTTTGTAATGTAAAAACGAATTCGAACTTCATCATCTGGATTAGAAATTAATGATTTAACATAATTTTTAGCACCATCAGTAATTAATGCAACTTTGAAAACTTTTTTCTCTAATAAAATAGATATTCTTGCATCTAAGAATGATTCATTTATATCGTTATCAAATTCTATTCTTACAAAATCTCCAAACCCATCATTTTCGGTATCTAGTGGAATTGGTTCTATCTTAAATGTAGTTTTATTAATTCTATAATTGTATATTCCTTGAGCAAAAAGCTCCTCTATTAAATTTAATTGATCTTCAGAAACCGGAATTACTTTTGAAGCTGGAATTAAATCTTCTGGATATTCTATCCTTGGATCTTTAGGCCATAAGCCACAAAGTTTAAAGTTTGCCTGGTAATAAGCAACATGCCAAATTGGTTTTGCACTTTCTATAAAATTTTCAAATTTTTCTTTAAAGTTTGCCATCTTTTATCCTCTTACGAATTATTCTTTTATACGTGTTAATTTCATCTATTGTTATTAATTCTTTTTGAACATAATGAACTATATCAGTCTGTTCATAGTTTCCAATTTTAAGTTCTGCATTTCTATCAAAAGAAAATTTTAATTCTTTAGTCCAAACATCACTTAAATTAATACAATTTTGAATTCTAGACTTCATATGCACTATTCTAGGAAAAGGTAAATCTATTGAAATTTTATCCGCTATACCGAGCAGTTTGGCTGCTAGCCCAAAAATTTCATCTGTTCCTAAAATAGCTCCGTTGTCATTATCTAGAAGAACATTTCTAAACTCTACAGGATATTTAGTTATAATTTTTACCAGTTTAAAAAATTCCTTACTAATTTCAATATCTTTATCAAAATAAGTGAATGCAGAATATAATATTGGAATATCATTAATTTTTTGTAATTTTCTATAATGATCACCAGTTGCAAATTCACCCTTAAAAGTTAATACTTTATTTGGAATATACAAAGAAGAAATTTCTCTAATTTTATCAATCCAATGACTATAGTCGGAAAAAAACAACATATCTGCATCTAAACAAACAGTTTGATCCCAGGGAGTAATTTCGTCCATAAACGATCTTCCATCCCAGTGAGTTTCTTTATCCCAAAAAATTACTTTATCAAATGCCCAAATATTTTTTAATATAGGTATCCAATTTTTATTATCTGTAGCTATAGCAATATTATCGTAACCAAGCGGTTGAGTTTTTTTAATAGACAGTGCTAAGGCATGTGCTAATTGATGATAATTAGCAGTATTGCTTTCTGATACTACAATTAAATAACCAAAAGTTTTCATAATACGGTAATGTGTTTTATTAAATCTTCTTTATTCATAAAATGAACATCAGAATTTTTAATGTCTATTACATATGGGTCTTTATCAACATCAAATAAAATCTTTACACCAAAATTTTTATCTATGTGTAAAATTTTTGAATTAACTGCTACTGAATTTATTGTTGGCAGATAATATATCGATGCACTTAAATGTCCATTAAGAATATGATCAGCAATACTAAATGCTATATCATTTCTATAAAGACGAGGATTGAAATTATATAATAAATTAAAATAAAGGTATTCTTGTCTAATAATATTAACGAGATCAAAATATAACTTTGATTCATTATTTTTTTTAAACATTATAGTAGTTGCCCATTTCATTGGAATACCTTGATAAGAAACATACTTGTCAAGGTATCCAGAATTGCTTTCTAAGAAAAAATTTGATCCAGGAGAAATTAAAAAACTTTGATCAATATCCCAATATTCATTAAGTTTATTAGTAAAAACAAAATAATCAGCATCAATAATTAATGTATGATCGTATGGTGTTAAATCCCATGCAGTGTTTCTATTAGAATTTAAAAAAGATGAAATTTTTCCATTAGACGATCTTTTATTAGACAACTCTGGTTTTTCTATTGTTATTATTTTATCAAAAATAGTAACATCAGTTACAGAACTTAAAGATTCGCTATCAGAAATTAAACTAACAGGATAATTTAATTGTTCTTTAGCTAACTTTGCCGATACTTTAGCAAGTTCCACATAATTTATAATTTCGTTATTATGTGCATAAATCAGTATTCCGCGATTCATAATTTTAACAAATCATCCGGAGATCGTTTTGATTTAATTTTATCAAATTCAATTAAGTATTCATTTGTACTATCAAAATAAACATCTAAAATTTTATTTTGAAAATCATTTACATTTTTAATGTTAATAGGATTATTGTTAATATCTAAAATTGGAATATTTTCAACTCTAGAATTTTTAATAAGAAAATCAACAAAGACTATTAATGGTCTATCAACATAAAATATTCCACCATCATAGCCAATTGTTAAGTTAGCATGAAGTTTATCTTTAATTGTTTTTTTTTGAACTTCTATATTTTTTCTAAAAGTAGAAAAACCTAAAGCTTTTTGAAGTGCGTCTTCCATAAAATTCTCGTTGTTTAATGTGAAAATATTTATGAGAGCGTTTTTAAAAATTTAAAATTTATGAAAAATATTAACTTGAAGACCAATTACCGTAATTGTAACTTGAAGGACC